CTCTCCGAGCGTTGCCTCAATGGTCGCTAAGAAAGGGTGCTGACGTGGGTCCCCCGTAGATCTATCGTAAGTCTAACAACCGGTGTTCTTTTGTTTATTAGAGGCAGCACACACTGCGCCCCCACGGCTTAAGGCTAGCCGCAAGACCCGACCTCCGCTGCGGACGGAGGGTGTATCCACCCATTCCTCCCTGAAACCAGGGTAGGGATGAAATTGCGTTGCTGGAAATTCCAGTTCATCATCCAACCGATCAGTCGCGTGAGCATAACGCGTGAAATAGTCTCCCCACAATAAGGGTAGTTTAGCTACAAGGACTTGATCGTCCAGGGGTTGTATGTGAACTAGAGTGCGCAAATACGCCTCAATATGGAACTGCTGTTCCACGGTGAAACCATATAGTTTTTCAACAAGGATTCGAGTCGCCCAACCCGTCTCCTTCCAAGGTATGTTCCCTCGGTCTATGGCGGCCCTCAACTGACCCATCTGATAGGTGTCGTGGCCTTTCTGGCTAGATAGCTTTAACGCCATGGAATTGGTCACACCCGTCGTGACTCTTAAACCATATGCCGCAAGCTCCTGTATTATAGGACAGCCAGGATACTGATATGCGTACGAAAGCGCCTTACAGCGCAACAGAGCGGTCAACTTAAACTGTCGACATCTGTTGTGGGTTCGCTGTGTCCAACCAAAGCTCGCAAGAACCTTAGCCGGATCCGTGACATTAATCCGATCAATGGGATCAAAGACTATGCCACAGAAGGAGGCAGTTGAAATCGTGTCATGTTCCACTGCCTTGATTACCAAGCCTAATCGCTGGAAATCTGCTTCTTTGGGGGGGCTCCCAATCATGGTAAAGAGACCATCGTCTCCTTCAACCACGCCGATCACCTCAGTACAACCTGCCTCCTGGCAAGTGAACAACATGAACATTAGGTTTGAAAACCCATTGCCCAAGGAGGTGCACATCTCCCCTGACATCCGCGTGGCATTCAGCCGGACGCGGAAGCGTTTAAAGACACACAAATTTTCTCCACCTAACACCTCTCGAACTAGGCGCATGAACTCGGCCCCTGCTGGCAGGGCCTCTGTCATGTACGAGTATAACTCAAACTCGCAGGCGGACATCAATTTCTCGACAAAAAGCGACTCAAAAGCCGTGTAATCAGTTGCGAGATATATAGCTCCTTCACGATGTAGGCGTTCCATTATATAATCTGGACGCTCGGCTACAGGGACGTGCTTTATAAAGGCTGGTAACTTGTA